TTGGTCAAGATGGACTTTAGCGGTAAACGCAGCTAACCCATTAAAAGCCAAAGAGATATTAAAAGCCCCAAAAACAGTAAAAGCAGTGGATTACCCTATGAATTCAGGAATGCCATTTGCTGACTTTTACGAAGGAAAGATACCCAAAGCGGTGTATATCGGTAGAGCTGGTGGTCGCAAAGATTATTTTAAAGAGTTTTTAAAAAGCGATAAACTAGACATAGCAGGCAAAGAAGCTGAATGGATTGATTTTGACTGTACGGTAATACCAAACCCTCAACAAAGGCTAAGAAGAGCTTTTTACGCACAATATAGGGCTTGCTTAGCTGTATTTGATGATAAACATAAAGATAGCGGATGGAGAACAGGCAGGGCTTACCATGCTTTGTACGCTGGTATTCCAGTTATTGCGCCTGAAGGCAATGCAGGATTGTTTTGGTGCGCTAAAGTAAAACAAGCTCAAGACATAGATGTTTTTGTTAATCAGCCTAAAGAAGTAAGAAAACGGATTTGGGAGCAACAAAAAGACTTCGTTCAAAAACAATCGGAAATAGACCTATTAGCCCTATGAAAACTATTGAACTGGTAAAAATTTCTAACGAAACCAAAGTAGGCGATGTATGTGGAGATTTAGAGCCAAACATTACCGAAGACACTTTTTTTACTGTTAATGGCGAAGTCATAGGGTTTTATCTTAAAAAGATGCCTGAAAAGCTTAATAAGTACATAGACATCGCTAATGCTGAATTTTTAAGCGATAGAGTGCCGAAAGATCTAATGAATAGAGGTCCTGTTGGCTCTAATAAATGGAAAGAAGAACAGGCTAAAAGCGGAATAAAACCAGTACAACAGCTAAGTACGATTATCGGAAGCTGCGCTCCCAAACCCCACATGAGATTACCTTACCCAAGAATGGCTATGGTACATGAGGTAAAAAGCGCAAAAACATTTATAAAAGCCATGCTGCTGGCTTGTAATGAAGCAGAAGAAACAATTAAAGAATTGGCACCTGAGTTATATGAAAAGCAATTACAAATTATTACTGAAAAAGTCCCTCCCAAATGGAGATTTGGAAAACTATTTACAAGCAGCATTAGCAACTTCAACATCGCTGCTAGCTACCATAGAGATGCAGCAAATCTTGAAGGATGTTCGAATGTCATCATTAACAAGAGAAGCCATGCTAAAGGCGGCAACCTCAGTATTCCAGACTACGGAGCAGTGCTGGATTCATCAGACAACAGCATGATTGTTTACCCAGCTTGGATGAACATACATGGTGTAACACCAATTATTCCTTTAAAATCAGAAGGATACAGAAACAGTTTAATCTTTTATCCACTAAAAGCATTTAATAATTGCTGGTAACTTTGGGACTTATAAAGAAATGGCACAGGGCAAAGAACATATTCCTGACGATAAAACAAGATTACTTGTTAAAAGTTTAAGCGCAGTAGGCATTCGTTATGTAGACATAGCGCATAAACTGGGTATTAACGATGAAACTTTACGCAAACATTACAAGCAAGAGCTTGAAGATGGGCGCATAGATGCTAATGCCAGCATAGGAAACACTTTGTTTCAGCAAGCTAAGAATGGAAACACCTCGGCTGCTATTTTTTGGTTAAAAACTAGGGCAAATTGGAAAGAAACTACCGTAACAGAGCATGCTCTTGGTGAAGGACAGGATGTCAAAGGCATCAATATCCTATTGGTAGAGGCTGATGGAAACAAGACTTGATGACCAAGGCTTTATATGGCCTGCGTTTCCTAACAAACTAAGATGCTTATTTGAGCCTAAAAGCATTCGCTATCGTGTTTTATACGGTGGGCGAGGAGCTGCTAAATCCCATTCGGTGGCTAGAGCTTTACTATGCATGGGATTCCAAAAGACTATCCGAGTGCTATGTGCTCGTGAGTTCCAAAACTCTATTAAAGATTCAGTCCATAAGCTATTAGTAGACCAAATAGGTAATTTGGGGCTGCAAAAGTATTACCAGATTACCAATAGCTCTATTAGAGGGGTAAACAACAAGACTGAATTCATTTTCGCTGGTATTAAGAACAACATTAACGGTTTAAAGTCTTTAGAAGGCATAGATTACTGCTGGGTCGAGGAAGCAAACAACGTGACTGCAAACAGCTGGGACATTCTTATCCCTACTATCCGTAAAGAAAACAGTGAAATTTGGGTTACTTTTAACCCTGAATTGCCATCTGATGAGACATACAAGCGATTCGTTATTAGCCCACCTGACAATGCTATTGTTCAAAAAGTAAACTGGTCAGACAATCCTTGGTTTCCTGAAGTCCTTGATGTAGAACGACAATCTTTAAAGAATAGAGACTTCGAAGCTTATCAGAATGTGTGGGAAGGTTTTACTCGAAGCACTATTGACGGTGCTATTTTTGCTAAAGAAATGAGCAGAGCAGAGCAAGACGGCAGGATTTGTAATGTGCCTTACGACGCTATTAAGCCTGTACATGCAGTATTTGATATTGGTTGGGCTGACAGTACTGCGGTGTGGTTTGTTCAATTCGTAGGAATGGAGACTAGATTACTCCGATACATGGAAGTGAATCAAACGGTTATTAGCGAAATATTAGCGAAAATGCAGACTTTTGGTTATGTATACGATACACTTTACTTGCCGCATGATGCTCAAAATAGAACTTTAGCTAGTAATGGTCGAAGCATTGAAGAAATCGTTAGAGCATCAGGCTACAATGTAAAAATTATTGAACGCACCCCTATTGCAGATTCTATTAACGCTGCTAGGACTATTTTCTCCAGTTGTTATTTTGATAAAACCAATACCGAAGCAGGATTAAATTGCTTACGGCATTACAGATACGATGTAGACCCTGATACAAAAGCTTTTAGCAAAACTCCTTTACATGACCAATATTCACATGGAGCTGATGCTTTTAGGTATATTGGGCTAATGATTCAGGAAAAGAAAGTGGCGAAAAGAAAGCCAATGGAATATCATGTATCAAGTTGGATGAGCTAACAGGAAATCATTATGGTAATGAATGTTGAAAGCAATGGTGGAATATACTCCACAGAATATGCTGATGACGATAATTCAGGGGTAATTGAGGAAGCTAAAGACTTTCTACGATTCTGCTCCGACAACGATTCAAATAACCGTCAGGAAGCACTAGAGGATTTAAAATTCGCTGGTGGCGACCAATGGCCAGTAGAAATTCAAAACAGTCGCCTGTTAGAATCTCGCCCTTATTTGACTATTAACAAGGTAGATGCTTACTGTCGTCAAATAGAAAATCAACAAAGACAACAAAGACCTCGCATGGTTGCTCATGGTATGAATACCGAGAGTGATGAAAAAGTAGCGGAAGTGGTAACTGGTATATTGCGCCATATTGAAAACCAATCCGATGCCGATGCCGCTTATGACAATGCTTTCTCGTTTGCGGTGCGTATGGGCTGGGGATATTGGCGAGTAACCCATGATTACCCAAATCCCAAGTCGTTTGACCAAGAGCTGTATATCAAGCGCATTGAAAACCCATTTATGGTGTATTTTGACCCCAACTCTACCGAGCCTGATGGGTCAGACGCTGAAAAATGCTTAATTACCGAAGTAATTAGCAAAGAAGCATTCCGCAGAATGTACCCAGGTGCTGACGATGGCGGTGGTTTTAATCCTCGTGGCACAGGCGATAGTCAGTCTGAATGGATTACCAAAGAAGATATTCGTATTGCTGAATATTTCTACACAGTACGCAAGCGCACTAAATTGCTATTGCTTTCCGATGGCTCTACTATATATGAAGAAGATAAGCCAAAAGAAACGCTGCTACAAGACGCTGGCATTTATGTAGTTTCCAAGCGTGAAACCATTAAAAAGCAGATTAAATGGGTAAAGCTAACCGGAATGCAAGTCCTTGAATCTAGGGACTGGGCTGGTAAATACATTCCAGTTGTGCCTGTTTATGGCTCTCAGCTAATAGTAGACAGCAAACGCAAAAAGTTTGGTCTTACTCGTATGGCTAAAGACCCACAGCGTATGTATAACTTTTGGTCTACTGCGCTTACTGAATCTGTTGCCCTTGCTCCTAAAGCCAAGTATCTTATTGCTGAAGGTCAAGACGAAGGTCATGAAATGGAGTGGAATCAGGCAAACATTAAGTCTATGCCTGTATTGCGCTACAAACAAACCGATAGCGAAGGTAGACCAGCGCCAGTACCACAGCGAGTACAGCCTGAACCTCCACCCACAGGCATGGTTACGGCATTAGAAGGCTTAAATGCTGACCTTATGGCTGTGGTAGGTATATATGACCCAAGCCAGTTACCAAACGGAAATCAATCAGGAAAAGCCATTAACGGTATGCAGCAGCAAACCGATATGACTAATTTCCACTATTACGACAATCTAACTCGTTCGATTCGCCAAACTGGTCGTATTTGCTTAGATTTAATTCCGCATATTTACGATAGAGAGCGTGTATTGCGTATTATTGGGGCTGACGGTAAAGGTGAGCTCGTTAAAATTAACGAAAAATCCACCGACGAAAACGGTGTCGATATCGTATTAAACGATGTAACTGTCGGTGAATATGACATTGTTATGGAAACAGGACCTGGTTATTCTTCTAAGCGTCAGGAAGCAGTAGATTCTATGATGACTTTGTTAACTGCTGACCCTGCGTTAATGCAACAAGCTGGCGATTTAATTTTTAGAAATATGGATTTCCCAGGTGCTGACATTATTGCTGACCGATTAGCAGCAGCCAACCCATTGGCACAAATTGACGATAAATCACCTATTCCTCCACAGGCACAGATGATGATTAAACAAGGTCAAGCTACTATTCAGCAGTTACAGCAAGCATTACAAGCTGAGCAAATGGATAAGAAATATCGTGCTACGGTACAAGAACAAGTACAACAAGCCGAAACAGAGCGTGAGAAAATGCGCTTACAAGTACGCAGGGAAGATAGTCAGTTGCGTACCGATACAACAGCACATGACACTGTTATTAAGACACAAACCCAGCTAGAAATAGAGCAGTTAAAAGCCCAATTGGCTTTGATTTTGGCTAATATGGACAAAAAAGATTTAAAAGAAGCAGAAGCAGAAGCAGTTGAGCGTGGTATTTAATCGGAGGAAATATGCCAACAGTAACAGGTGATAATGTACATGAATGGAAATTAAAGGAAATGGCTCGCAGGGCTGGTCGTAAATATGAGCCTGACGAACCTAAAAACCCATACGAAGGTATGAGCAAAGAAGAATTAAAAGCTCAAAAAGCTTTAATCAAAGCAGCATTGAAAGATGAAGCTGAAGAAGAATAAAATAGACAAGAATTATTTTTAGTAGTATTTTAACCATTAGGAGCTTGAGAAATCATGGCCAATGAATCAGAAGCAAAAGTAGCAAGTAGTGTAGTAACAAGTGATAACGCAGCAACCTTTTATGCAGAAAGATTAGGTTTAGCTGACAACAATGTGCCTCCTGAGGCTGAAGGTGTAAAGGAATCTTCAGAGCCAGCGCAAGTTGAAGGACAGAGTGAACCAGAAGCAGAGGAAGAAGCTAAAGAAGCACTTGAAGCTGAAAAGCCGAAGGATAAGCTTAATAAACGATTCGAAAAAGTAAGCAAAAGGGCGCAGGAAGCTGAAGCCAAAGCTGCTGAACTAGAAAATCGTTTGAGAGAGTTAGAGGGCAAGGTAAACCCTCAGCAACAGCAGGAACAAAAGCCTGTTATTGCGGTTGGTGAACCACAAGCGCAAGACTTTACTGACCCTTTTGATTATGCAAGAGAGTTGGCAAGGTGGAGTGCGGAAAATGCCTTAAAGCAAAGGGAACAGCAGGAATCTATTCGAAAATCTCAAGAATCTTGGGAGAAAAAGCTTGAAAAAGCCAAAGCCGAATATGACGACTGGGATGATGTAGTGCCGTCTAGTAAGGTGCCAGTTAGACCTGAAATACGAGACAGCATTCTTGAAAGTGATGTGGGACCACAAATCTTATATGCGCTTGCATCCGATGAAGACTTTGCTAGAAAGCTGTCAGAAATGCCAGTGATTAAAGCTCTTAAAGAATTAGGCAAACTTGAGGCGAAGTTTGAAGTCCCTCAAAAGACAACAACAGTAAGCAATATTGTTTCTAGAAGTAAAGCACCTGAACCTATCAGACCATTATCTAGTGGTCGTGCTGGCGCAGATGTCCTAGTAGACACCAATGGTGAATTCTTAGGAACTCCTGCTCAGTATCGAGAAGCTAGACGGTCAGGTAAGCTTAGATAAACCTAATTTTTTTGGAGAATTACAATGAGCAATACTTTATTGACTATCTCGAAAATCACCAACGAAGCGTTGATGGTTCTCGAAAACGAATTAACATTTACATCTGAAGTTGACCGTAACTATGACGACCAGTTCGCTGTAGTTGGTGCAAAAATTGGCGCAACCGTCAATGTCCGTCGCCCAGGTCGTTTTATTGGTACAACAGGACCAGCCCTCAATGTGGAAGACTTGAACGAGACTAGCGTTCCAGTGACTCTTTCCACGCAATTCCATGTGGATACTCAATTCACTACACAGGATTTGGCATTGAGCTTGGATATGTTCTCTGACCGTATCTTGAAGCCAGCAGTAGCAGCTATCGCCAACAAAATTGACTTTGACGGTACTACAACTGCAGCTTTGAACACAGCGAACATCGTTGGTACAGCTGGTACACCTCCAACTGGCTTGTATACATACTTGTCAGCACAGGCTTACCTTGATTCTGAAGGCGCACCTCGTGATGGTCGTCGTTCATGTATCGTTGAGCCATTTACATCTGCAACTATCGTTGACAGCTTAAAAGGTCTTTTCGTTCCTAACGACAAAATCGGTATGCAATACGAAAAAGGCTTGATGGGTCGTGATTCAGGCGGTATGAACTGGAAACTTGATCAGAACATTGTGTCCCAAACTTTTGGTAATTTCTCTACTGCTACTGTTACTGCTTCTGTAAACACCTCTACTGCTACTGGTTTCTTAAATAGCGGTTGGGCACAGACTTCTACAATCACTTTGACTGCTGCTAACACTGGCACAATCAACTTGAACGCTGGTGATACATTCCAAATCGCTGGTGTGTATGCAGTTAATCCACAAAACCGTCAAGCATACGGCACAAACAAACTGCGTTCATTCGTAGTGAAGTCTGCTGTTTCTGTTGCTTCAGGTTCAAGCGTTTCTGTTACTGTATCTCCTGCTGTTATTTATGGCGGTCAGTTCCAGAATGTGTCAATTCCTAACCCATCTAGCTCTGCAGCTGTAACTTTCTTCGCAAGTCAGTACAACGCAAGCGGCAACGGTGTAGTGTCCCCACAAAACATTGTTATGCATCGTAATGCTTACACAATGGCTATGGCTGACCTTGAGTTGCCAGAGGGTGTTCACTTCGCTGGTCGTGCTAGCGATAAGGAAATTGGTCTGTCAATGCGTGTGGTTCGCCAATACACCATTAACAACGATTCGATTCCTACTCGTGTGGATGTTCTCTACGGTTGGGCTCCACTCTACCCAGAGTTGGCTTGCCGAGTAGCAGCCTAATAATCGCAGGGGGTAAAACCCCTGCTTTTTAAACATATTTAAGGAATAAAATCATGAGTAATCCAGGACCAGCAGTAACCACATCGGCACATCCCTCAAATGTAACAACTGACCAAGCATTGCGTTTGTTGGCAGTTGTAAAAGGGATTAATGCTAATTCAGTAGCTTCTACTGCAATTCCAGTAAACAACACCAATAACTACTTGCCTACTTCGATTATTTTTACTAATGCGAACAACGCAGGCGCAGTTGCTAACCTTAGCTCTGCTGTTATTTCTGTTTACACAGCCCCAGGTGGTTCAGGTGGCAGTGGTACTGAAGTTTTTGCTTTGACTACTTTGACCAACAATACAGCTTTGCTAGGCACAACAGTAGCGACAGCTTATGAAAGCACTTTGGCTTTCTCAGCTCAAACTCTGTATGCTTATGTTGGTACAGCAGCAGGCGCAGTCGGCACTGTAGATGCTTACATCTACGGTTACGACTTTAGCTAAAAACAAATGAAGTAAAAAGAAAAAAGCCATGCCCAAAAAGTGTGGCTTTTTTTCTTGAATACCATATAATTGATTTACCTTATTCAAAGGAAAAACTATGTCATCTACTACTATTGCTCGTGGAAATATTTTATCTTCCACAGTCATTCAATACACCCTAGCTTCGACCACTATCGCTGATTCTTCTGATGAAGTAACTATTACTGTTCCTGATGTTCAGGTTGGTAATGTAGTGCTTGTCTCTACTGGTTTTGCTCAAACTAAAGGTGTTGCTTGCGTTAATGCTCGAGTAACAGCTGCAAATACAATCGCTTTGGACTTTGTAAACGCTACTGGCGCATCTGCTGTTACTGTTGCTGGTGTTTATTACCTTAAAGTTATTAAGCCTGAAAATTTGCCTTTGCCTACTAGCTCAGTCTAAGGAGTAAAAAATGGCTTATAACTCAGCATTCGCACCTTTTGGTGCAACATATCAAGTAGGAACATCCGCTGTTCAAGTTAAGGCAGCTAATAATGTATATCCTTCAGGCTATCGCATTGTGAACCTTACAAGCAGCTTGGTTCATGTAGGTTGGGCTCCGCAAGAGCCTAATGATGCAACAGTAACTCCTGTGGCTACTGCTCCTTCTGCTGGTGCTCCTGTAATGAATGTCTTGGCAATTCCTGCTAATGGTGTTGGTGTATTTAGTTCTATTCCACCGAATGCTTGGTTTATAGCTAGCGCAGCAACTTCAGTAGAAATTACCCCAGGTGAAGGGATTTCATAATGTCCTCTAATCAAGTAGCTTCAACTACTTCTACAAATTTATTGCCAGTTCAGGCTGAATATGCTTCTACTGGGAATGAAACTTGTTTAGGTTTGTATGGGCAAGCAGGACAGCCTTTAGTGCCTCCTATGAATTTGCAAAGTTTATCTGTTGGCGGTTGTTTATGTATTTCTAATCAGCTTCCTACATTGGGAACTGGTTGGGGTACAGGAGCAACAATCACAGCTAGTAATACTTCGGCTTTTAAAATTATTGTGGGAACTGGCGGTTCTTCTGGTGGGACTATTAACTTTCCAGCATCTAGTACTGGTTGGGTTCTTCAAGCTTGGGATATTACTGGCGCAAATACATTGTTTTTGCAACAATCAGGAAGCTCTACTACTTCAGCATCATTGACCAGTTTTGGCATTACAACTGGAACTGCCTCGCCTATGACTGCTGGTGATATGGTTCTTGTAATGGCAATGGCATTTTAAGGATTAAATATGGGTGCTCCCAATTCAACAGTAGACCAAAATCTACTGCCTGTTCAGGCTTATTTTGATGTTTACGGTAATTTTCAAACTTTTATTGGACAAGGTCAGCCGTTTTACGCATCAATTAGCCCCATTCAAACTGGTTTGCATATTACAAACAGTACGATTGACAGCACAACTATTGGGGCAACCACACCTTCAACTGGCAATTTTACAAGCATTTCAACAGTAACTGGAACCATTAGCACAAATGCCTCTAGTGCTACTGATATTGTTAATTTATTAACACTTCAGTCCTATGCTGCTGGAATTAGCTGGAAAAATCCTGTAACAGCAGCAACGACAGTAAACATTACCCTTTCAGGGCTTCAAACGGTTGATTCAGTAAACCTTGTTGCTGGTAATACAGTACTGGTAAAAAACCAAACGAACGCAGCTCAAAACGGTATTTATACGGTTTCTAGCGGTGCTTGGACTTACGCAACAGGCTGCACTACTTGGGCGCAATATGTTAGCGCATTAGTGTTTGTGGAATATGGTGGCCAAGCTGGTTCGGCTTGGTATTGCACTGCACAACCAGGTGGTACGCTTGGTACAACGGCAATGAATTGGAGTAATTTTAGCGTTGCAACAAATTACTCTGCTGGCACTGGCTTAACCCTTACTGGTTATGTATTTAGCATTACAGCTACTGGTGTATCGGCTGCGACTTATGGTTCTGCATCCACAGTACCAGTTATTGCGGTAAATTTAGAAGGGCAAATTACTTCCGCAACAAATACAAGTATTGCTATTAACGCAAGCCAAATTACTGCTGGCACTATCGCTTCTAGTTTGTTAAGTGGTTCTTATACTGGTATTACTGGATTGGGTACGGTTACAGCAGGCACATGGAATGCTGGTGTAATTGGAGCTTCTTATGGTGGTACTGGTGTTGCAGGAACAATTACTGGGTATGTTTATGCAAACGGAACAGGAGCGCAAACAGCTTCTACTACTATTCCGACGACTGCTTTAAGCGGAACAATTACAAACGCACAATTAGCAAATAGTACGATTTCAGGAGTATCTTTAGGCGGTAATTTAGCAGCTTTAACAGCAGGAACAAATATAACTTTTAGTTCAGGAACGACTTATAACGGTTCTGCTGCTATTACTATTAACGCAACCGTACCAAGCCAAGTTTATCCTAGCGCAGGAATAGCTAATTCCACTGGCACTGCTTGGGGAACTTCTTATAGCACTACTGGTAGCGGAACTGTAGTCGCTTTAGCAACAAGCCCAACTTTTGTAACGCCAACTTTAGGCGCAGCAACAGCGACATCTGTATCTTCAGGAACATTTACAGCAACAGGAGCAATTACTGGTTCTGCTTCTGCTGGCGCATTTAGTTATGGAACATTAAGTTATTCAGATACGAATATTTTTGCAAGCTATACAACTTCTGTAAATAGCTATGCACAAATGATTTTGGAAAATAGTAGTTCTGGTTCAGCTGCTTCTGCAGACTTTATTGTTTCCAGCAATAGTGGCTCTGCTTCTACTTATTATGGTGATTTTGGTATAAATTCATCAGGATTTACTGGTACTGGTTCTTTTTCGTTGCCTAATGCAACTTATTTATACAGTGCAAGCGGTGATTTAGTTTTAGGCTCTTATACTGCAAACGCAGTACATTTTGTTGTTGGTAATGGAGCAAGCGATTCAGCAACAATTAACGGAAGCACTGGAGCATGGACTTTTGCTAGCACAATTACAGCCAACATATCAGGAAGCGCTGGTACGGCTACAACTGCTACAACTGCAACCAATGCAACTAATACTGCAATTACAGACAATACAAGTTCAAGTGCAACTTGGTACCCTACCATTGTTTCAACAACAACTGGTAATTTGCCACAAACAACTTCTTCTACTAAATTAAGTTTTGTTCCTTCTACAGGCACATTAACTGCTACTGCATTTAGTGGTTCAGGTTCATCCTTAACAGGGATTGTTACTTCTTTAACTGCAGGAAGTGGGATTACATTATCAGGTTCAACTGGCGCAGTAACAGTTAGTGAATCTTTGCCTGGACTTCAATCTTCAGGTCAGCAAGTAATTACTACAAGCATGACATTAACTAGCGCTTATGCTGGGTCTAATATTCTGCTTATTCCTTCCGCTGCAATTACTATTACTTTTCCAAGCACAGCAAATACTTTTAATTTAAGCAATCCTTCTACTTATCCAGTAAATTTAGTTTTCGGTGGAACAGATTTTAAAAATACATTGCAGCCAGGTGAAACAGTAATACTTGCTGGTGATGGTGGTGGGTATTGGAGAACTGTTGCTTGTGGTTTGCAAGGTGGTTTACAAGGTGCAAAAGCTTGGGTTGCAGCAACAGCAACTGGTGGAACTCCAACAATTAATGGCGCTTACAATGTAAGTTCTATGACTTATACGGCAACAGGAGTTTTTTACTTAAACTTTATTAACGCTTTGCCTAATGCAAATTATTCAATGTATTCACATTGCAATCAATTAGGAACATTTACATATTCTAACAATGGTCAAAATACAACTGGTTGTGGATTTGCTACATATACAACTACATTGGTAGGATATAACCCAGCTTCAGGTAGTAGATTATTTGCTGGTGTATTTGCAAACACATAGGAATAAAAATGGCACAAGTAATAATTTATGAAAATAATGGTCAAGTAGCAGTTTGTATTCCTACTGGATTATTAGATATTCAAACAGTTTTAGCAAAAGACTGCCCAGCAGGAGCAATTATTGTTGATGACAGCACTTTGCCACAAGGTTCTGACGCACAATTTTTTGATGCTTGGGTGCTTAATGGGACTACTGTTTCAGTAAATTTTTCTAAAGCACAAGCAGATAAATTGGCTCAATACAATGCCGATGCACTACAAGTGGCTAATAAGCGCAATTTAAATACTTTAGCTGGTATTGCTAATGCGGTATCTGATGCGGATTGGCAAGCCCAATTAACTGCTGATAGAGCAAGCATTGCCGCTGCTACTACTACTGCACAATTAACTGCTATTGCAAACCCATCATGACTACTTTTAATTGGAAAATTTTATCTATTTCTGAAGGTTGCAAAAAAGTACATTATTTGTTAACTGCAACTGACGAAATACATACTGTTGAATCAGAGGGAAACCATGTATTTGCTGAAGAAACTGTAAATTTGCCTTTTAACGAAATTAAAGAATCAAATTTAATAGATTGGCTTGAAAAAGACACAACTCAAGATGATGTAAATGCAATAAAATTAAATTTACAAAATCAATTAAAAGCAATGGAAAACGAAAAAATTGTTCAATTTCCTTGGCTAGCAGATACTTTTACTCCACAGGTGTAACATGACAGCTCCGATAGACATTATTAGCAGAGCATTAAAAGATATTGGCGCATTAGAGGCTGGGGAAACTCCTACACCTGAAGCTGCTCAAGATGCTTTTGATATGCTTAACGACTTAGTCGACCAATGGTCTAACGAAGATATGATGGTGTATAACACCACAGAAATTATTTTTCCTTTAATCGCTGGGCAAATTCAATACACTATCGGTCCTACACCTTCAACAGCAAATTATATTGGAGCAGGATTTACAGGCTCAATTACAGGAAATGTTTTAACGGTTACAGCTATTACTAGCGGAGCGGTAGCGCAAGGTCAAACCCTTAAAGGCACAGGAATTTTAGCTGGAACTAAAATCGTTCAGTTTTTAACAGGCGCTGGCGGTAATGTTAACGAAATAGGAACTTACGAGCTTAATATTACTTACACAGCTCCAGTTTCGTCTACTTCTATTACTGCTTATTACCAAAAGCCATTAACCATTGAGCAAGCTTTTGTAAGGGTAAACACTCAATCTAACGGTGAGCCTGTATTAAATGGCGGATTAGATTATCAAGTCGGTGTTATTTCACTTACAAATTACAACCAAATTGGTTTAAAAACGCTGAATGGACCATGGCCAAAAGCTTTGTATTACAACCCTAATGCAGAATCAGGCAATGTATTCGTATGGCCAAACCCTTCACAGGGCGAAATGCACATGTTTGCTACTACTATTTTTAGCAATTATGAGGGTTTGTACGATGAAATCGTATTGCCACAGGGTTATTCTATGGCTCTTAGATGGAATCTTGCGGAGCGTCTAATGCCTATGTACGGCAAAGCTTCGCAAACGCAAATTGCTATGATTAACGCTTATTCGGCACAATCTAAATCTACAATTAAACGCAGTAATATGAAACCTATTGCTGCTGCTAGCTATCCAGCTGTAATGATTACTGGTAAAGCTAAAGATGCAGGATGGATTCTTAACGGTGGATTTACAGGATAAACATGGCAGATTTTGGCTTTGTTGGAGCCTCTTACGAAGCCCCATCTATTTATCAAGATGCACAGGAATGCATTAATTGGTTTCCTGAAGTAGACCCTACTAAGCCACAAGGCTCTAGAGGTGTAGTTGCGCTTTATCCAACCCCAGGTCTTACTTCTATTGTTGCTTTGTCAGCACAATCCGAAGTGCGTGGAATGCGTACTTTAAGTGGTGGCAATTACATGGTCGCTGTATGCGGCTCGTATGTATATGTTTTAAATTCTAGCTTTACCCCAACTATTATTGGTCAGCTTAATACAAGTTCAGGAATTGTAGGCATTACCGATAATGGTTTAAATGTCTATATCGTAGATGGTCAATATCGTTATACATGGAGAATTTCTAATCCTAATTCTGCTATTTTTCAAGCAACCGTATCAGGAACAACTCTTACTGTAACGAGAGTAATTAGCGGAACTATTGCTGCAAATCAAGCTTTATTTGGAATCGGAATTCCGCAAGAAACAGTTATTGTTTCAGGTTCAGGCAGCACTTGGACTTTAAGCCAGTCGGCTTCTATTGCTACGGCAGAAGTTATGAATTCTGCTAATGTGGCAGCGACTATAACAGCTTCAATGTCAGGAGCGACCTTAACTGTTACTGCTATCGGCACAAGTCAAGTTTTGTATCCTGGACAAACAATTACAGGCGCAAACGTTCAGTCTGACACAATTATTACTGCGCTTGGACAGGGAACGGTACTTAGCGAATCTATTGCCACAGGCGGTACAGGCTACGCTGTAAACGATACAGTAACGGTTTTAGGCGGTGTTTATGGCAATAGCCCAGCGACTTATACCGTTACTAGTGTAACTAGCGGTGTAGTTACAGGCTTAACCCCTACTTATGCTGGTGCGTACACTTCTAATCCTAGCAATCCAGTTTCTACATCTACAACTGGTTCAGGCACAGGCTTAACCTTAACTTTGACTTTCGGTTCAGGTTCTGGCGGTACAGGAAACTATGTAATCAATAATAGTCAAACAGTAACATCGGAAACGATGTACGCTTTAAATTGGACTGTTATTCCTAATACAGACGGAGCTTTTACAGGCGGTACGATTGTCGATGTTGTGGACAATTATTTTGTTTACAACGACCCAAATACACAGCAATGGGCTGCTTCTAATATTCTTAGTCCAATTACTTATGGTTTAAGCTACGCAAGCAAATTTACAGGACCTGATAACCTTGTATCTTTAATTTGCGACCACGGTCAAGTCTATTTATTAGGGGAAACCACTAGCGAGGTATGGGCTGATGTGGGAACATTCCCTTTCGCTTTTCAGCGTATTCCAGCTTCTTCAAGCCAGCATGGTATCGCAGCACCGTTTTCAGTAGCTAGAGCTGGAAATTCCTTTGCTTATGTATCTAAAAACAATCGAGGTCAAGCTGAAATTGTATTGATGAACGGATATTTTCCACAAAGAATATCTACTCATGCGGTAGAAAATACTTTAGTAGACCAATACATTGAAGATGCAGTTGCTTACACTTACCAGCTAGAAGGGCATGAGGTTTATGTTGTTTCTTTTCCTACGCTTGATTTAACTTGGGCTTTTGACCTTACTACTCAACTATGGCATAAATGGCTTTGGGTTGACAATAACAATGTATTCCATCGTCATCGTTCTAATTGCGCCTGTGTATTCCAAAATATCGTTTTGGTTGGCGATTGGCAAAATGGTCAAATTTATCAGTTAGATTCGCAAAATTACACTGACAATGGTGGCACTATTAGAAGGGTTCGTAGAGCTCCGCATTTAGTAACCGATTTACAAAGACAGTATTTTGACGAATTACAGATTCAATTTCAGCCTGGAGTTGGGCTTACAGGAACGACCACACCGTTAAACGGAGAGACAGTTGGGGCTAACCCTCAAGCGATGCTTCGCTGGAGTAATGATGGAGGTTCTACATGGTCTAACGAGCATTGGGCAAGCATTGGCGATATAGGAACTTACCAAACTCGTATTATTTGGCGCAGATTGGGTTGGTCTAGAGATAGAATCTTTGAAGTTGTAGTAACTGACCCAATAAAAGCAGTTATTGTTTCTGCTAACCTTAAAGCATCGGAAGGGGAAAACTAATGGCAAACCCTAACATTATTTGGGGAACGGAGCAGACTAACCCTTACCCAGTTACTCCGTTAGTAGATTCTCAAACACAAATGCCAACTAGAGCTTGGCAGCAATGGTTTTTAAATTTGTTAAATTTTACTTCTGCTCCGACAGCGACTAAAGGCGCAGCAGTTTTGCCTGCAGCTCCAGCAGGGTTTATAAATGTAACTGTTGGTGGTAAACCTTACAAAGTGCCTTATTACAATGTCTAATTTAGCTGAAATTTTTAAACAAAATGAAGGTCGGTTTGATGTTGACCCTCAAACAGTACATTATTTTTCTGATGGTCTATATTCCAAGCAAATGGTAATTCCTAAAGGATTTATCGCTTGCCAGCATAAACATAATTTTTCGCATTTAAGTATATTGGCGAAAGGTAGTGTAATTGTTAAGACCGATGATTATAATCATGTTTATTGTGCTCCTGCTTGTATCAAAATAAAAGCTGAAACATATCATCAAATAGAAGCTTTAGAAGATTCTGTTTGGTTCTGTATTCATGCAACCAATGAAATAGATTCTGCAAAAGCAGAAGAAATCTTAATTAGTAGAAAGGATTAAATATGTTCGGCTCGATAATCTCTGCTGTTGGTAACATTGTCGGAGCAGGAATTAGCTCGTCAGGACAACAGTCAGCCGCACAAACTCAAGCAAATGCTGCTTTGCAACAACAAAATAATTTATTGGCTGCTGGTCAAACAGCTTCTCAACAATTTACACCGTATGCCGCACAAGGTACAACGGCATTAGGTAATTTAGCTAGCAATAACGCTTATTTTAATAATCAGTTTAATAATCAAGACTTAAACGCTAATCTTGCTCCAAACTATGCGTTTCAATTAGGTCAAGGTCAAGCAAGCACAAATGCGGCTTCTAATGCTGCTGGGGGGTTAGTTGGTGGGAATGCTCAACAAGCATTACAAAATTACACACAAAATTACGCTGGTACAGCTTACCAAAACGCTTTTAATAATTACCAAGCGCAACGCACTAATATTTATAATCAAGATATTGGTCAAGCTCAATTAGGGCTTGCTGGTGCTACTGGCTCTGCTAATGCTCAACTTGGAACAGCGACTAATGTGGCAGCTTTAGGCATTGGGGCAGCTAATGCTCAAGCTGCATCACAAATTGCTCAAGGAAATATATATGGCGGTGCAGCAACTACTTTGGGAAGCATCGGTTATAACGCTGCGAATAATTACAATAATTCAAATCCGAATTTAGGCGGTGGCTCTGCTTATGGAAATAGCAGCGCAATACAAAATCAAAGCGCATTGCTTCAAGATACTGGAGCAGGAACGACTACCAATAGTTTTGGTCAAACTGTTAATAATGAATATGCTTTAGGTTAAGGAAAAATTATGGCGATTGGAACTAGCGGATTATCAGTCCCACAATTAGGCGGTGGCGGTGGCATAAATTCTGACATTTATGGCAATAAAAATGCGCCTGCACCTTTAACTATTTCTGATATGTTAGATATTCAGAAAAAAGGGCTAGATGTTCAGAAACAAAAAGCCACTCAAGAATCTGATATTGAAGGCAAATTGGCTCAAAATAAAAAATTGCAAATGGCTGCCGAATCTGCTGGTTTAGATTTAAGCCAACAAAAAGCCAATATTGCTAGAGGTGTTTACGGTCAGTATTTAAATGACCCTGACTTTATTAACGGAAACTCTGATGCTATGGTTAATAAGTTAAACAATGCTAGGAAATTTTTGCAAGGAATGGGTTTAACTCCTGATGATGAAGGTCAAGGGCATGATAATTTAGTAGCTTTGGCTAAACAAGACCCAAAACAAGCTTTTCAAGCTATTAGAAACGGTGTACAAGCTGCTGGTGGTAACGCTGCTCAATACCAATCTTTACAAAACTTTCAAAATGCACCAGTGCAAAATCCTGTGCCACCTGAAGGCGGTGTTCAAGGAACTCCAACAGGAACTATGCAAGCTCCTCAACAAACTGGCGCACAAGGGCAAACGAATAATGCAGTTACTTTGCCTGCACATAGTCAACCTGAAAAATTAAATTATCCAGTTCGTCAAGCTGGTCAAGCTTACGCTCCATTGCCTTCGGAGCCAGTAGATTTGGCATCTGGTCAAAAGTTTAGGCAAGATTTATCTGCTGGCGCAACTAATTTAACTGGCAATAGAGATAACATTAACAATGTTATTAAAGAGGCAAATGAAATTGATAAAGCTGCAACTTTTCCTGAAACAGGTCCTATTGGCGCAATTAAACGCAGATTTGCTGAATTAACAGGCGATGCAAAATATCAAGAATTAAGCAAAGATTTAGCAAAAGTTCAAGTAGAAAATATGCGAGCATTAGGCACCTTAAATACTAATGAAGGTTTAGAGGCTCAAGCTGCTGCTAATGGTAAAGTTGGGTATTCTCCTGCTGTTTTAAGAAAACAAGCAGAAAAAGCCAGGGCTGACATGACAAATATTGAAATGAAAAATAGAGCTGTTAATCAATTTTATCCTAAATATGGCGACAACAACGCAAAAACATTCCAGAATGAATGGGCTAAAAACGCAGATAGGAAAATTTTCCAAGTTATCAATATTGGAAACGATAACAATTTATCAGCTAAAGAAAAAGCAGATAGAGTTAAAGAAATTATCGGAACAAACCCTGACGATATAAAAACATTTAACGAAAAATACAATAACCTTCGTAAATTAGAAGCAACAGGAAAACTGTAATGGCTGATGCAATTAGCGATTTGATTTTAGGAGCTGCTTCTCAGCCTGCAGCATCTTCTGCTCCTGCTTACACTTTGCCTGAAGTGCAAAGAATGGTTTATGGTCAAGAAAGTCGTTCAGGACAAGATGACACTAGCAAACCAAATTATGCTGGAGCTCATGGTCCTATGCAGATTTTGCCTTCTACTTTTGACGGTTTAAAAAAACAAGGTCTTATTCCTAAAGATTACGACATTAACAACCCTGTACATAATAAAGCTGCTGGCGATGCGCTAATTGCTGATGCTTATAAGCGTTACAAAGGCGATGCTGATAAAGTTTTGGCCGAATATTATGCTGGTGGAAAAGCAATCAATGGCGACAAAATTCACACAGAATATAGAGATTTAAAAAACCCAAATGCGCCTACTGTCGGAGAATACATACAACAAGGTAAAGGTCGTATTGGAGACGATATAAGTCGTTTAATTATGGGTGCTGCGGATGCTTCAGAGCCTACAGATCAAACACAAACAACGCAAAATCAAACAGCACCTTCTGTATCTGATATTGGTTTAATATCAGGCGGTAAAGGAAAAGTAACAGATGGAATTAAGCCAGTTAATGCTATGGCTACTATGCAAGCTGCCACAAAAGCGCATGAGCCTTTAACTGCTGGTCTTGCTTCTTTAGCCGATACAACGGTAGGTTCTGTAATTCCTTCCGCTGCTAGTTATTTAACGCAAGCTTTTGCTAGACCTTTTACTTCTGCTGAAAAAGCGCAAGATATAGCAAATCAAGTCGGAAGTGCTTTAGATAAACCATTCGGAAAAGCATTAGGAGTAACTGAAAGCCCATACTACAAAAACGAAGCAAGCCAAAAAGCTATGCAGTTTGTAGGGGAAAATATCGGAAAAGGAGCAGATTGGATTTCACAGCAAACAGGCTTGCCAAAAGCAGATGTGGAGCACATGATGAATTCTGTTATGTTGCTTGGTGGTGAAGCTGCTGCTCCTGCTGTTAGAAAAATCGGTGGAACTGTTGCTGAAACTGTTAAAAATGCACCTGAAACAGTAAAAACTGCATTAAACGAACGATTTCCAACGATGGAATCTGAAATGCAAGGCAAGTTTGCACAGAAAAAAGCTGAACAAACTTCTGCGCCTGTTGAAGAAAAAACTGTTGCGCCTTCTACTGTCGGTCAAGAATTTAATCCTGAAGAAGGATTTAAAGAGCATAATTTTGTTGAAAAAACTTTACCGAAACAAGAACAACAAGCAAGACTTGAGGTTCTTAATAGAACTGCTCCTGATTTAAAAGTAGACCCCAATGTTATCGAAGGTCGTGGTAAAGAAAGAGCAACCGATTACGCAGTAGCTAATACTGATACTCCTGAAGGTAATTTGTTGCATCAACAATTTGAAAAAGAAAAACAAGCTCAAATTGAATATGGTAATAAGCTAATTGACGAAACTGGCGGTAGCAGAGGGTTAGATGAATCCGCTAATTACAAACGAGGCTTTATTCAATTAAAACCTTTTGAGGGTTTAGCAGAAGTACTAGACAATAACATTAAAGAGCTGTACAAAAAAAGAGATGAAGAAGCAGTGCATGTGCCTGTTGTAGCGGATGAAGTTCAAAAGATTTTAAATACTAAATCTGAAGTGTTAGCTAATTCCGAAACGAAAGCTCATGCAGAAGGCGCAACAGAGCGTCTTAAAGAGCTTGGAATTATGGATAAAGATGGCAATTTGTTACCAGCTAATGCTTTGCAAGCTGAAAAATTCCGTCAATACCTTAATGATAAATGGACTCCTCAAAATGCTACTTTAAATAGGGCATTAAAAGAGGCAGTAGATAACGATGTTTTTGCTAATGCGCCTGAAGGAATACATAACGATGCTAGAGCTTTGTACCAGTATCGAAAAGAAACTTTAGATAACCCTAAAGGAATAGCAAGCATTTTAGATTCTTCAGGTCCTAATGGAATTAACCGTAAAGTGCCAATAGAAAGAATTGCTGACACTATTGCTAATTTGCCAGTAGACCAATTTGACCATGTTATTAAAACATTGCGTTCTGTTCCTGAAGAATTGCAAGCAGCTGCACAAGCCGCAGAAGGCGAAATTAAAGCACATTTCCTTAATAAAGCTGAACTTGCTTATGCAAAAAGCGCAAATGCTGGCACCAAATATTTAAACGAAAACCGAGAAGTGTTTAATCGTTTGTTTAGTCCTGAAGAAATGGCTAAAATAAACGATAGAAACTCTATGGCTCATATCCTTAAAACCGATACAGGCTACAAAGGTTCTGCTGTTCAACAAACAAATCTTCCTAAAAGAGGTATCGGCAGGAATTTATTTGAACAGGCTGTTAAAAAAGGTGGTGCTGTTGCAGCTGAAGCAGCTTTGGGTGGGACTACTGGCGGTTTGGCTGCTATCGGAACCCATCAACTGCTAGATAAGTATTTTGCTGGAAAAGCTTTAAAAGCAGAAGAAGCAGCGCAAGTACAACGAGCATTAAAAAAACAAGCTGGATTTACTAATCTAGGCGATATAGGAAAGAAAGAATGACAACTGTAAATCTATCACCCCTTTTTAATGGTCAAACGCTATTTGGCGCAACTGGCTTGCCGTTATCAGGCGGTCAGGTTTTTACTTATCAAGCAGGAAGCTCTACACCATTAGCGACTTATACAACAGTTAACGGAAATATTGCCAATGCAAATCCTATTGTTTTAGGTTCAGACGGAAAACTTCCTAATGAATTATGGCTTCAGTACGGATATTCGTACAAATTTGTAGTTGAAGATTCAAACAATAATTTAATTGACACTTACGACAATATTGCTGGAATTATTACTTCTGTCCCTACCACTAGCCCTGCTGTACCTAGTGGTTGTATTTTAATTTGGTCAGGTTCTTCAGGCTCTATTCCAACTGGATTTGTGCTTTGCGATGGTACGAACGGAACTCCTGACCTTAGAAATTCTTTTATTATTGGTGCTGGTAATTCTTATACAGTAGGTCAAACAGGCGGAGCAACAACAGCCACATTAACACAAGGCAATTTGCCTAATGTTAATTTTACGGCTACTTCTACCGTAACAGACCCAGGACATTTCCATGATATTGAAACTTGGAATCAAACAACTTCAAATGGCGGTGTTGCTCGTTCAGCAACAACAAATGATAATGGACCTGCAGCCACAACTACTGCTACTACAGGAATTACAGTAGCAACAACAGTAAATTCAGGCGGTTCAAATACGCCTATTTCTATTTTGCCTCCTTT